CATGGAATCAATCTTCAATAAAATAATTATAACAAAAGCTGAATATTCAATCATCAAAACATTGCACACATTAGATCAAGTGCGGTGGTTGTTTGATGCCTTTGATTCGTCAACAAATCAAACAGATTCCATGGATTTATCTGCATTCTTTAAGGATGTTAAAAATGAATTAGAGCAATATAACAATTCAATGTCATTGCACAATGGCGAACTAGAACAAAATGCATTATCACCAAATGACGATATTGATTTTGTTGATGTGATGATTGATGATAAAAACATTATGATTGAATCAAATAGTCTCAAAGCATTGCGACATGTAAAAGATAAATTTATCGAATCCGGTTACATGTTGCAACGAGATCTGGCAACAGAAAAAATGTTTCGTAAAGATAAAACAACTCGATATATTCGCATATTTCGAATTATCAATTATACAAATTCAATGTGTTTTAATTAAAAATTAAATGGCAAAAAAACAATTAACGCCTGATACAATCATCAAACAGTTCGGCAAATTGCAATTCAAAACGGGCGATGCGGTATTCTTTACATGGTTAGGTGCAAAAAAATATGGTTATGTTACAAAAATTAAAGAAGCGACTTGGGGTGTTATGTACATGGTTGAATCGAATGATAGACGATATCCGTGTGGTGTTTCGATTAAAGGACACAAAACTGCGTATACAACGGGATGCATCGACATTGACGAAACAAGATCTATTGGACAAGATGAAATCAGGACACGCATCCAAACCGGACATTCAAGCACATATACAGAGCTTTTTACAGACACCCGAAGGACAGAAGATGAAAGCAGAAGCAAGTCTGAAAGTAGCAAACACATATCTTCACAAAATACTAAATCAACTAAATCAACCAGATCTGACAATACGAGAAAAGATGTTGTTAAATCTAGCGCTAACGGAAATAGTACAGGAACTAGAAAAAAACGAAAAGATTCTGAACTCGATGATGCAATTCAACGACAACGAGATTTTTTAAATGGGTTCGTTAAAAAATAACATCATGTAATTTTAAAATCCAATCTTCGTACGTCGATATGGCTGATTTCTAGGTGTACGGGGTTTGGGGGATTTAGGTGTAATTTTCTTTTTAGCATTACGAGATCGTTTTTCTATTTCGATTATTTTATCGAGAATTATTGCATATTCTCGACGTAATTCGGCACCGCCTTTACCTTTAAGAGGTATTCCATTAAGTATAGTTTGTTTTAAATCTTCCGAATATCCACCGGGCGCTCGAAATTTTGCAAGTGCTTCTTTCATATATCGTTTTCTTATTTCAGATGCAATTGCAAATCGATTTTCTCGTATTAATTTTAAAGCATCATTAGCTTCTTTAGCCGACATATAACCCTTTTTTTCCATGGTACGTATAAATCTTCGTAATGATCCTGTGTTACCAAGGATACCGCCGCTTATGCGTTCTTCAAATCTTAGTATTCTTTCTCCATACCAACTTGGTTCTACATTACCAAATGCTTTTCCGGCGGCAAGAGATTTGTCAATCCGCTTGCTTGCCGCATTACGTCTTACTTTATTAACGATACCAATCAATATTGTAGCAACTAAACCTGTGCCAAATACTTTAGCACCTAAACCAAGTGCTCCTAAACCAAAGAAGCCTAGTTCGAGTAGGCTGAAATCACCTTCTTTTTCGTCTTCTATCCTTTGAATTTCAAATTCATCTTCAATGTCTTTTTTCGTATCACTTGCGGAAAGAATATTAGGATATATAATCGTACCGCCTAATATATTAACATACCTAGCTAACATTTTTTCAGAAACAAGACGTTTCTTTTTTATGTGAGTTAAAATAGGAGTCCATGTTGTTGTATCATTATCTCTAATAAATGATCTTGAATATGAAAAGATACCTTTTTCTCCAGTTAATATTTGTAATTCTTTATCAACCGCAGTCCATACTGCAGCATTTGGAATTTGTTGAATTGATGATATCAATTGTTTTTCATTGTCACCAGACCAACTTTTTGAATCATAAATTTGTTGTGCAATTGTTTTTGCTGATTGTAACGTTTTTGGTAAAAATTGTTTGTATGTATCAGTGCCTAGATATTGCACAAACGTTTGAAGTTTCGCTGGATATATTTTTTTAACGTGTGTTAATATTTTGTTCCAAACTGTAGTTTCATCATCATCAATAAAAGATCGACCAAAAGAAAATATTGGTTTGCCTTCTAATTTTTTCATTTCTTTATCAACATCATCCCATTGTTTAGATGTATTGATGTTCTTAATAATAAAAATAGCAAATGCATCTGGAAGATCTTGTCCACCAAAAAAAGATCCTTTATAACTTTGAAGTTTTTCGGCTACATGTTTTGCAACAGCTGGGTTCCATGTATTAGTGTCCCAATTATCATCATCTTTAGGGTTTGGCTTCGGATTTGGCTTTGGATCTATATCAGTTAAATCTAAAGGTTTATCTTCAAATAATTTTATTCGAATTACTTCTTCTAATACTAAATTAGAAACATTTATTTTTTTCATGATGTTATGTCCTCAAGTTTAAATGCAATATCAGATGTCCGTACATATACTGTATAGTTTTGGTACAATAAATTAATTTTTGTCCACTTTTTTTGTTGTTCTAAAATTTCAAATATGAATATATCGTTATTGGGCAGTACTGGTAATTTAAAATATTCGCCATTAGTTGATTTTGCAACGTGCGTAATATCTCGTTGTTTGAATGAATAAAGATCGCCGCTAGCATACATTAAACTTAACGTTTCGTCACGTTTATATACGCCATTTTTTTGTTTCCATTCATCTATCCATTTAGGATAATTTTGCAGGATGTATGCAGATATTGTTGTATTGAATACAATTTTTCCAGCTTCAGAAGCACTTTTCAATCCTATTTTTTCAAGAATCCAAGCAATAGATTTTCCTGGAAAACTAAGTATTGCCCATATTGTTTTAAGTATCCATTTAATTGCATCAACGTATGCAGTAATAATCCATTTAGATACCGATCGTAACATTTTAATAATTGCTATACATTGTTTATAAAATCTAGTTCCTTTTAATTTTATAGCAAGATCTGAAAATATTTTAATCAATGTTTTTACACCTGTCGAAACTAATTTAGTTATTTTTGATATCAAATTGCCTAATTTATTTCCAACTGTTATAATTATTTGTCCCAATTTGGATTTGGCTAATTTGCTAGCAAATGGTTTTAATCGTATGATTAATTCTTCTATTATTTTTATAATTCGTCCGCCACGCAATAATTTTTGAAATATTGGTCCTAGGATTTCTGCTAACCATAAATATGCCGTTTTACTGGCTTGACCTACCTTGCCCCCAACTCCACCAAAAAATACGCCCATTGCATCAAATAGCATATCAAGTAATATATCACCGGATACTCCCTGTTCTGACATACGTTTTATATCATCTACTAACAATAACCCAAACAATGCAATTGGAATAGCTTTTAATGGGCCCATGAATGATAATGCGGTAGTTACCCCTACCCCTGCCCAATTGTAATAAACAAGATCACGAATGCCATCGGGTCCATTGAAAAAACGATCCCATGTATCGTGCTCATATAGCCAAGTACTTGCAGAATTTAACGCATCAACTGCCATTCCTCCGGGAGTGTCTTTGCCCCAACCCGTATCGATCAATGATTTTTGCAACGATGATTGCGCAATACGATTGTTGATAATATCGATTGTTTTTGGATCTGCTTTAATTTGTTTTAAATGTTTAACAATAGCTCGACCAGTTTCCAATGTTTCAATCATATTGATTTCAATGTTCATAAACATGGTTCCTAAAAAACTAGCAATATATTTTCCAATACCTCTGCCGCCTGTTAATTTGCGTAATTCGGTTTGAACTAATTCAAATTGTTTGGAATCTTTAATTCTTTTAATTGCACGAAGCGTAGAACTTAAATCGTCTTTAATCAAACCTTTTGAATCATAAATTTGTTGTGCAATTGTTTTTGCAAGACGCGTGTCGACGGTTGAATATGATAAATCAGCATTAATAGATTTTGAATCAAATCTATCAAACCCGACCTGTTCGTTTAATTCTTCGGCAATTATTTGTTCTAATAATTGCTGACTACGTAAACTTAATGTATCTGATTGTATCATATTAATAAATATGGCATAAAATAAAACATTGTGGTTGGAAATTAAATATGTATTTCATATTATTGTAATATAATTAACCAGTTAAAAATTAGAGACATGAAAAAGTTATTAAATTTATTAGTATTTAGCATTATAATTTTTAATGCAAACTCGCAAAAACATTATGCCGGGTGTTCCGGTTTAATATCAGATGTCATCGTGTATGATATTAAAAACACTAATACATACAATGGAAAAAAAGAAACAGATATTATATCTAAATTTGATAGTTTAGACCGGGTTACATTAGAACGATTTATTATTGATCGATTTAATTATTACCGACAAAATATCGGATCAAAAGCATTACAATATGATTCTGGTATTCGGCCGGCAGCATATCATCATGCTTTATATCAACGATTGGCAGGTAAACAAAGCCATTATGAAGATAAAGATATTCCAAATTTCACTGAGTTAGGGTTATCCGGCCGATATAATTTGCTTGATCAAAACAAATTTAAATCAATTAATGAAGGATTAATCAATCAAGGATTTCAAATTCCTAGCCAATTAAATGAAGATTGTCCTGCGGTTACATATAAGAAGTTAGTTGATCAATTTTTTACGCCAGGAATGGGGTATCCTACTTCTGACGCACATTGGAATGACATCATGAACCCGAAATGGGATGCAATTTGTATTTACTATGATTTTGAATGGGTGGTACCAGTAACTAAAGAAACATTTTACATCGATGTAAATGTTACATTGGTGTATGCGAAATATAAATAATTATGCAGTAAAGTATTTAGTATATATTCCAGCGGCAGTTAATAATTGAACTACCGGCGGAACTTGAGCTTCCATTGTTGATTTACCGGGAGGGTTAATTGCAAATTCCTTAGCAGGAAATGTAGTAAATACCGAAGCAGGAACACCTTTTTTTCCAGGATCTGGTATTTGTTTAACTTTAGTTACCTTTCCGGTATTATCATATTCAAATTCCCACCTAACGACAGGCATTACATATGTATCCATACCTTGCCCTTGTCCAGGTAAATATTTTAATTCAAATGTATCTAATTTTCCTTGAGGCGTATCATAACTACCCCATAACACAGATTTATTTTGTAATCCTGTTTTTAGTGCCTCTAATGATACGGGAACTGTTGTGACTGATTGTTTTCCTGAGAATGCAACAACTATAGTAGACATTTGTCCGGGATATGGGTAATCACGAGTTTCTCTGTTTTTATCTAATAATCCACCGGTATCAATTACACCGGGCATTATAGTTTCAGAATAATATTGACCTTTTGTTGTATCTGGAAACAATATTCCATTTGCACTCATTGTAGCTTTAAGATTAGTTGCAATATCTAAACCTCGTTTTCTTGCTAATTCCAAATTTAATTTATATCCAGATTGCATATCAGCATCGGTAAATTTTGTATTGACACCTTTTTTTGCCAATATTGATGTATTATACATGCCAACTTCTCCAGAAGGAGCTCCATTAGTGTTTGCTTTATTCCAATCCTTTAAATCATTTGCCGAATCATAATTGATAGTATCATACTGTGTTGGTTTGTTATTGTAGTTATTACTAGCACCAGCATATACAGTCATGCTTTGTACAGCTAAATTTTTTGCATCATATAATGCTTTAGCTTCCGGATTGGCATCGATCGCAGCTTTTAACTTTGTCCATATATCATTAATGAATGTTTTAGAATCCGATGCTCCTGCTGCAAAAGCAACACTAATATTAGGTGCAGTTACATTTATCCATTTTTCTTCTGTCGCTTCAAATAAAAATTTATTAATTAATTTCTGTTTATTTGATTCGGATAAATTTTTTACACCAAAACGAATTAAATTTTCTGCTAAACTATTTTTCATATTATTTTTTTTATCAGGGTTTTTATATATTATCAAAAAATTTATTCAAATGCTGCTCCAGCAAAAAATGCAGCTGCATTTTGTTTATTTAATTTTCCATAACTAGGAAGACCGTTCGCATTTTTAGTTGTATAGTCAAAGAAATATGCATTTTGCCAATATCGTGGATCTGTTGATTTAGTTGCCGAAACTTCTGTAATCCCTGCAGCTATAGCTGCCGTTACTAGATCTTGCAAATTACCTTTAGCACTGACATCAAAACTCAAATTAAAAACTTTGTCATATGCTGACTTTACTGGTTCTTGGTCTGAATAAGTTTTAGATATATCATATGCTGCTCTATCTGCTCCTATCATCTCGTATATTTTATCAGCTATATTTGTTTTAAGTAATTGTGCAACTAATGGTGATACAATATTTTGAAAGTTGGCAACTATTTCTTCGCCGGATCGAAAATGACCTACGCTAGATAAAAACGGACCTACTTCTCCAGCTGATTCTTGAGTACTGCCACCCGCGCCTGCGCTAACAAATGATTGAGCTTGTAGCGAATCCGGCTGTAATCTAAAAAATCCTTCATACACACCATACGCGGGATTCATACCACCTTTCCGAACAGCTGCTAATGCGTTAGCAAGGGAGTTGCCTGGGTTTGCCATTGCTTTATATTTAGCTTCTACGCTACTGTTCCTAGGAATTACACCCGTCATAGTTCCTAGGCTTCCACCTGCGCCAACACTAAACCAAACTTTTCTAGGATCAAATCCATATGGATATTCTTTTTTGTATTTTTCGGGATCAGTTTGTTGCAAGTTTTGTACATACAAGGCACTCTCAAAATCATCTTTGACGCTATACGCACCTTTGCTACCAGCTAAATAAGCGGAAACTCTAACACCATAACTCCATTCTATGTCTGGTACACCAATTGGATTAATAACTTTTTGAGTGCCTTCTTGTTTTGCAGTAATTTGAAATTCTCTAGTTTTAATGGTTTCATTAGTTACTGCTTTTACAATAATTGATGCTTTAACTCCTTTTGATTCTAAATATTTTTTAGCAGATTCGCCACGTTGTTGTGCTAAAAATTCATTACCATTAGTTTTAGCCCATTCAATTGACTTTGCAGTTGCAGCGCCTGTTTTATCATATGTCAATTGTCCACCATATGTGTGATCAAGTTTTTTATGAGATGCCGGAACGACTTGATTTGGGAAATCGTTTTTATTAGGTTTGGTACTAGCCGGACTCGGTGTAGCTGTAGATACAATTTCAATTACCGTTTTCGGATTGTCTAATTTAGCACCAGCAGTTTCCAATTGAGTTATAACTGAATCTAAGTTTGCTTTTATCTTTGCTGGATCTTTTACTCCTAATTCTAATGTAACAAAATTATTATAGAAATAATCCGTCACTGTAATTGGGTCTTTATTGATCGGAATCAATTTTTGTGTTTTAACTAAAATTACATTTTTATATTGCGATCGTACATCTGTTTGAAATTTTTCAAATTCTGCACGTGCTGCAGCATCATTTTGTATTTGTGCTAAAGCTTCGCTCGCATCTTGTTCCATTAAAAACTTAACATGATATCCAATTGGATTATTAATATTTTTAACACCAAATCTTAATAAATTTTCTGCTAATATTCGTTCTAAATTCATATTATACCTTTATCTACCTTATTTATTGTTGAGTTGTTTGTTTGTCTTTATTGAATAAATTTTGTGCTGCACCTTTTACTGCTTGTTTTGCTTTGTCAATTCCAGGTTGTGCCATTTGCTTTAAATCTTGACCCATAATTTTTACTTGATCTTTAAAATTAGCATTATTGAATGTCGTCCATTTAACTGCAATTTCGCCTAATTTTTTAATGTCTGGTAAGTATTTATAAAGTGTCGTAGTTTCTTTTGTTTTTCCAATTGCAGATATGATTAAATTTGACCCCATTGACGTATATTCCCAATATCCAAAATCCGATCTAGACACTGGATCGACTACATTCATAGCTCTGTCTTTTGGTTTTAATGTTTTGTTAAATGCAATGTCATCAGCAGTAGCTGTATATGACAACATCTTACCGTAAGTGTCGCGTGCTGCCCATTCAGTGGAAAACTCTTTAGCAATACTATCGCTACCCATATCTTTAATATCAGTTTTAAATGGAAATTTTCCTTCTGTTAATATTCCATTTTCAAAAGTTAAACTAAATCCTGATTTATAAATTATTGCTGCAGGTGGGTTGTTATCATTTACCCCAAACCCTGCAGTTTTTAATTCTTCAAAAAGTTCTTTAGAAAAATCTTGTTCTCCTGCAGATGTTTGTTCTAGAAGTAATTTTTTTAATTTAATCATTGTATCCTTTAGCTATAATAAATATAGTTTAAAAAAAAAATACACAAATTTGGAATTATGAATTTATTTTTATATTATTGTAATATAATTACGCAGTTAAAAATTAAATTATGAAACGTTTATTGATTGTCTTTCTTTTATTATGTAATGTAGTTGTAGCACAAACCGAATTGCCTCCATATGTAGATATACATATTACGGAATATATTCAATTCTATAAATATTCCAATTCAACTAATGATGATGCAATCATTGCACCCGATTCAGTTTCGTATGAAGAAACTGATTGTCATTACGTAATTGATTTTAATAGAGGTATGTGTGAAGTTTATTTTCAACAAGAATTAATTGGAGAATCTCCTATTATTAGAACATCTTATGATGGTAGTAAAATTATCGTTAAACTTGCGGATGCTGCAGATGATACCGAAATTATGATCGATATACAACAAAATGTATTTGTATATGGTTATGGATTTGAAATGGAACGAATTGTAACATTGCCAACAAAATATACAATTACTTCTGCTAAATTATAATAAAGTAATATTGGGGGCGATTGCCCCAATATTTGTTTAACTATTTTTATTATTTTGGTGTTGCAGTTTGTTGAACTTTTTTAATTGTACCTAAAAGAGCCAATTCATTTTTCTTTGGCGCCGTTGGGTTATTTGGATCTTGTTTTGTTACTAAGGTTGCATTATTACGATTAAGATCTGCCTGCGTACCTATATAATTTGCTGGTAAAGTTGCTATAGCGCTTTTTAGTTTGTCGAAATTTGGATCGGTACTCATAATTTCTCCGGTTATATACTCACCAGTTAATTTTTGATTTGTTAATTTATTAGTAAATACGTTGCCAATAGTCATTCCGATTAATATTCCAGTATATTCATTTGCAGCATTTTTACCTAATGATCCTAGCGTGAATGATATATTTTGGTTCGGAGCATCTTGAGCTGGTATATTTAAACTAAGACTTGGAGCTTGTAGAAGTGCCTCTGTTAATTTTCTTCGAACTGATGATTCGGAAATATTCTTAGTTCCAAATCTAAGCATATTTTCTGCTAAAATGTTTTTCATTGTATCCTTTTTTACTACATATAAATATAGTTCAAAAAAAAAAATAACGTAATTTGGATTTTTCACATTTTTTACATAATATAAAATAAAATATATATGATTCGTTTCGGTTATGCTTGTATCAACATGGAGTTATCCGCCCAAGGTATTCGTACCGGACGTGCCATGATTGATCGCAAATTCAAACTTGGTGGTTTACGGCTTGCATCCGATATTGCACTTGCTAATGCCCGTGATTTATTAACTATTATGCAATGGAATGAGGCTCATGGTATACGATTGTTCCGTTTAGGCTCCGAATTGTTTCCGCGCTGGAATCATTATCGTCTAGAAGATTTGCCCGATATCGATCTTATTGCTCAGCATCTTCGTGTTGCAGGTGATTATGCACGTGCCCATGGGCATCGCATTACAACGCATCCTGGTCCATTTCATATTCTTGGCAGTCCTGATGCCGTAGTTGTTGATAATTCTATCATTGGGCTTGAACGACATTCTGAGCTCTTTGATATGATGGGCTTTGCACCTAGCTTCGAGAACAAGATCAATATTCACGTAGGTGCTACTTACAATGATAAGCCTGGTACTATTGCACGATGGTTGCATAACTATGATCGTTTATCAGATTCTTGCAAGGCACGTTTAGTTATTGAGAATGACGATAAGGCATCTATGTATTCGGTGCGTGAGTTGTATGAAATGTTGCATGCTGAGATTGCTATACCGATTACATTTGATTATTGGCATCACACTTTCAATACAGGTGACTTGACCGAACAAGAAGCATTCTTTATGGCTCGCGAGACTTGGCAGCGTCATGGTATTACTCAGTGTACCCATTACAGCGAGTCCCGTCGACGCGAAGCACAGATTCTTATTGAGCGTATGTTTGAGCACCATGGTATTGACATTGCCGACTTGCCCAATTGGCCTACCTTTCACAAACAATACAAAGAGTTTACCAAGATCAAAGAGCAGGCTCATGCCGATTATATTACGCGACTTCCAGACACATACGGTGTAGCTGATCTCGATGTTATGGTTGAGGCAAAGGCAAAAGAATTAGCATTGACTAATTTAAATTTTGAATATTGTAAAAATACTCAATTAATTTTAGAATAATATATTTATTATATATAATATTAATAATATAAAAGGTTACTTATGAAAGTGGATTATAAATTCAAAGCAAAAATTACGGATGATATTTCCGATGCACACGAAACTATTCGAGTTACTGCAAAAGCACTTAATGAAGGTAAAATTGACAAAGCATCTGCACTTGACAATTTAGCTCGAGCTTTAAAAAAATTAGAAGCTGCAAAATATTACATTGATCGAGGATAATGACAAAACGATTTCCGTATATAATTTTATTTGCATCGATTGCGTTAGCAATGAGTGCAGCATATTACAGTGTATTTGGATTAAGTAAATTGTTTTCATCGCAATTCATAGCGGTGACAATTCTTGCTGGAACATTAGAGACTTCAAAATTAATAACAGCGTCTTATTTGCACAGAGCATGGGATACGTTGTCAAACTTTATTCGAATTTATTTAATAACTGCAGTATGTATTTTAATATGTATAACTTCATTAGGTATATATGGATTCTTAGTTTCAGCATATCAAGAAACTGCATATAAATTTGAAAATTTAGAAAACTTAGTAGAAAATTATCAAACTAAACAATCTAGATTTGAAACACAATTAACTGCAACAACCAATGAAAAACAAGCAGTAAATCAAAACGTACAACAATTAACGGCAGCATTATCAAATAATCGCATACAATATACAGACCGAAACGGAAATCAAATAATAAAAACTAGTAATGAAAATCGAAAAGCATACGAACGGCAATTAGAATATTCAACTACACATCTTAATGAATTAACACAACGCGAATCAGCATTATCAGATTCTATAACTGTAATAGAAATGAAAATTACAGATTTACGAACATCGTCCGATGTAGCTGCTGAAATTGGCCCGTTAAAGTATATTTCTAAAATTACAGGAAAAACAATGGATACTATAGTTAATTGGCTGATTATTGCACTTATTATAGTATTTGATCCATTAGCTATTATGCTTCTTATTGTAGCAAATAAAGAACTCAATACAAGTAATACGAACGCGATTACACAAAATATAGAAGTTACAGAACAAGTTATAAAACCAGAACCTCCGGTAAAGAAAAAATCCGAACCTCAGATTTTATCATATTGGAATCGTTTAAGAAATGAAAGAAATGCGAAATATAAAAAATAATACTTCTCCCAAAGGAAAGGGATTCAAAAAATTGCAATGTAAATATTGTGATGAAATTTGTCAACGAGTTGATGAAAATGCAACGGCAATTACATGTTATAAATGTGTGTCAAAACTTGTTAATGGACAAGTATTGGAAATACGAAAATAAATCAATATAATAAGTTATGTTACAAGCAGAAAAAATCAAATCAAACTGGGAAAGATATCGCAATTTAGTTGACGTGTTCTTTCCAACAAGGTCAGCACAATTACATAAAATGTATGATGCATTCGAAGATCGTATAGTATTTATGCCGGCATCTTCTATTGCACATTTTCACAATGCATTTGCTGGAGGATATGTAGATCACGTACTTCGAGTAATGGATTGTGCGTTAACTTTACATAATACGTGGACTGTAATGGGGGCTGATATGTCTGGTTATACTGAAGAAGAATTAATGTTTGCAGCAATGCATCATGATTTAGGTAAAGTAGGATTTCCAGGAGAAGGCAATGAAGTTTATCAAGTAGAAACTTCAGATTGGCATCGCAAGAATCAAAACAAGATGTATCGTCACAATGAAAACATTCCATTCACTATGGTACCAGATCTTTCAATTTGGTTGCTACAAGAATATGACGTTAAAATGTCTTGGACGGAATATCAAGCAATTAAAATTCATGATGGGATGTATGATGAATCAAATAAACCATACTTTGTTGCTCGATCGGCACAAGCCAAATTGAAAACAAATCTTCCTATTGTTTTGCATCATGCAGATCATATGGCAGCACAAATTGAATTTGAGCGTTGGAGAAACAAAGATAATGCTACCCCTAAACCAGTTTCAGAAAAAAGCAGAGTACAAAAATCTACGGGATTAAAAAATCTAACCGAAAATAATCCAGATGTCGAACAAGCATTAACGGATATTTTCAAAGCATTTAACGAGGAATAATATGTTATTTTTTATTATAACAACGCTATTACTAATTGGCGTTAGCACGTATTTAGGATACCGAGTATGGTATCTTGCTGGAGCGGTTGCTGATGCATTAGAATATATTGAACAACTAGAAACAACAAATAGTTTCATGTTTGAACGCATTGAAAAATCATATGATATAATGAAACAAATTGATCGTTTGGGTGCATTTGAAGCTGAAGATGAAGCAGGAACTACATTTGATTTACTTAAACAAGTTATTAACGAACTAAAAGAAGAATTTGACAATGGCCAGAGCGAAGAAAAGTAAATCATATTTTACCAAAATAACAGACATAGCAATATCAGCATATAATGGATCAGAAATCATGTCACAACGAGAAAAAATCTATTGTAGATTTATTTATCCGGCTTTCATGAAAATGGCTGAAAACATTATTAATAAAGTTAAACCTGATTATATTGATTCTTCATTTCAAGATTTACAAACCGATTTGGTTACATATTTAACGGCTCGATTAGATAAATTTAATCCAAATGCAGGAAAGGCATATTCATATTATACTAGAACATTTTTT